GCCATGATGGACGTCACCGACTTCGCGATGAGGCTCGATGCGTGGATCGACACTATTCTGTCTCGCGCAACCCCAGAGCAGCTTGAGGCGTTCAGGAACATCGGAGGAGGTCCGTGACCTTCATCCGCAAATACAGCGGCGACCGCACGAAGCCGATCGTCGCGGTCTACACGTGCCCCGAGCACGGCGAGTTCGACGCGACGGTCGAGCGCGACGAGAACGGCGAGGCGCCGGACGTCATCCTGTGTCCGCGCGGCGAACAGTGCCCCGCGTGCAAGGGTGAGCTCGACATGCCGCAGTTTCCCGGCGGCTGCGACCTGTGCTGCGGACGTCGCGTGGTGTGGTGCCCGAACGACGCCACATGGACGCCCTCGCCCGTTGCCGGCCGTGTTCGCCGCGTCGAGGTCGTGCGCGGCAAGTGGGAGCGTCCCGAGCACAAGACGTATCTAGACACCCGGAAGCTCGGCGAGGGGCAGGACCCCGAGGAGTTCCATGCCGAGCGAGAGAAGGTGTGGGACGAGGAGCGCCGCAAGATGGTGAAGGAGCTCGCGCGCGAATGAGCGGAGCGTTTATTCAGCTCGTCACGCTGCGCTGCAAGCGGGCCGCGGTTGAGGTGATCGAGGTAAGCGACATCGTTGCGCCCGGCCGAGTCATCGGCGTCCGTTTCGATCTCAAGGACTGGCAGACGAAGCGTCGTGGCTGGGTCGAGTTCGACCTCGACATCGGCACGCAGCCCGGCGTCGCAGCGATCGAGCTGATCGACGCAGAGATCGCGGCGTTCAAGCGAAAGGCCCGGCACGAATGACCATCGCCCATCGCCCCGCCACGCTCGACAACCACGACTTCATCGTCTCGACGTGGTCCATCAGCTACAAGCGCTCGCACTCGGCGGGCATCATCCAAGCCGACGACTGGGCCGAGGTGATGCGGCCGCAGATCGTGAAGGTCCTCGCGCGTCCCGGCATGCGCGCCTTGCTGGCGTACGCGAAGAAGGACGCGAACTACTTCTTCGGCTGGATCGCCGGCGACACGTCGCAGCACGTTCCGCTCGTCGCGTATGTGTACGTGAAGGAAGCGTACCGACGGCAGGGCATCGCGCGCGGTCTGTTCGAGGCGCTCGGCGTGGACCCGTCGAGGCCGTTCACCTACGCGTGCAAGACCGGGATCGTCAGCGAGCTCTCGTCGAAGATTCCGTTTGCCCGCTTCAACAACAACGACATCAGGTATTCCAAGAGGGGACTATGACGCAAACACCAGCAGAGAAGACCGAGACGAAGAAGACCGCGCATGCCGCGAACGGCGAAATCATCATCCCGGTCGAGAAGCTGATCTTCCAGCACGCCAACCCGCACGGCGTGCACGTGCTGATCGGCACCTCGGAGAAGTCGGAGAAGCAGATGCCGCGCCTGCTCGCCTGCACCGAGGGCGGCATCAAGACGGAGATCGACTACATGCCGCGCATCCGCTCGTATCGCGTGAAGCGCTGGCACTTGGTGACGAAGACCGTGAAGGAGAACGGCAAGGACAAGGAAGTCACCATCAGCGAGCCGCTGAAGACCTACTTCATCCCCGAGGCGCTCGCGGTGTGGATTCCGGCGGGCGACGACCTGTGAGCGCCGATCGCGATGTACTGCGGCGCCTGGCACAAGAGGTCGAGCCGCTGCAGGACCGACGTCACAAGAGCTGGTGGGTGGACGGGGACACCGTCTATTGGCAGTCGTTCATTGACGGCAAGCCGACGGTGGTGCCGCAGACCTTCATTCGTGCCGACATCGGCGGTGAACGCCGGCTGCGGTTCGTCGCCGCTGCAAACCCGACAGTGATCCTGGACATGCTTGAGGAGATCGAACTTCTTCGAGCCATGCTCAAGGGCGAGATGAACGACCACCGCGCGAAGGCTGAGGCTATCCGCGAACTACTGAAATGACTCGCCGCACGCGCACGCCTGCAAAGCCGCACGCGCGGAAGAAGGCCGAGCGCGAGAAGGCGATCGTCGCCGAGTACGACATCGACAAGGCGTGGGCGGCTGGCATCAGGAAGAAGCTGCTCGCCGGCTGCCACCCGTTCCAGCTCGCTGCGGTGACCGACCCCGCGCGCCGTTACTCGTGGCTCGTCGGCCGCGGCGGCTCGAAGACGACATCGTTCCGCGTGCGCGGCGTCATCAAGCTGACGAGCAAGGCGCGCGCAAAGGTCCTCTACTTCGCTGCCACGCGGAAGCGCGCGAAGGACCTCATGTGGGGGCCGCTCAAGTCGCTCTTGCAGCGGCTCGGGTTCGTCGCCGGCGTTGACGTCGTCTACAACGAGACCGAGCTGCAGTGCACGATCGTCCGCACCGGCTCCATCTACCAGCTCGCCGGCCTGGAGGACTTCGCGGGCCCCGAACAGTGGCCGGGCGACCCGTGGGCCGGGGTCCAGTTCGACGAGTGCGGCGCGCTCAAGCCCGACCTGCTCGAGTACACGATCTACGAGGTCATCGGCCCGCGCGTGCACGTGATCGGCCTGGGCGGCACGCCGGGCCGCGATCGCCGCAAGGTCTTCTACGACGCGACGCGCCCCGGCTCTGATAAGCACGTCCCGTTCAAAGATCGCGACAAGTACCCCGACGCGCAGGGCTACAGCTCGCATCACTGGACGCTCGAAGACGTCGTGAAGCTGCCGAAGGCGAAGCAGCTCTATCCCGAGCTCGTCCGACTGTGGGCCGAGGCGCTGATCGAGAAGGCGGCGAACGGCTGGGGCGACGACCACCCGATCTGGCTGCGCGAGTACCGCGCCGTGTGGGCGGCAGACAACACGTTGCGCGTGTTCGGCGAGTTCAAGCCCGAGCTCGCGGACGGCACGCCGTGGAACATCTGGGACCCGTTCGGCGACAAGGTGATCGAGGGCGTCATGGGGCTGCGCCTCGCCTGCGCGAAGCTGCGCGAGATGTTCCCGACCTGGAACGAGTGGCGCTTCGTGTGTCCGGAGGACATGGGCGGCGCGAGGGAGCGGAACACGCGCTCACCGCATCGGGACCCGACCGCACCCGTGGGCGCGAGCGACCCGTACGCGTGCAATGTGTACGCGCTCTCGCCGAACGACCCGAACCGCCAGATCTGGCACGTGATGACGTTCGAGAAGATGGGCATGCACTCGAAGCCCATCGCCGAGCTGCTCATCGGCGCCGACCAGGTGGACGTGTTCGTGAAGACCGGCCAGTTCCCGGACGGCGGCGCAATTCCGTACGGCGGCGTCTTCGGCGTGATCGGCTGGCCCGATGCAATGTCCTTCGACACCGACAACGCACACATCGCCGAGCTCGCGAACGTGTACGGCATCAAGACGAAGAAGGCCGACAAGAAGCCCGAGTACAAGGCGGGCGCGTTCGAGCTCGTGAACGGCGACTTCCGCGACGGCCGGATCAAGGTGCTGAAGAACTCGCCGCTGCACCAGCAGCTCGAGCAGCTGCAGTGGAAGGAGCTCGACAACGGGCGGCTGATCGAGGACCCGGCGCAGGCGAACCACTCGACCGATACGCTCGTATACGGACGGCAGGACATTCAGGGGCTGTTCGACGCCGGTCTCGTGGTGCAGGACGTGACCACGCCGAAGCCGGCGGAACGTCAGCCATTCAACGCGCCGCGGCCGCCCGAGATCGCATCGACGCGCGAGCAGGACCCATATACGGACTTGCTGCCAGTCGAGGACTATGCAGATCTCGATTGGGGATGACGAACGCCGACCTCGAAGACCGACTGAAGCTGATCGCGAAGCTCGCACCCGAGCTCCGCAAGGCCGGCGTAGTCGGCAAGGTCGCGATCGGCGACGTCGCCTTCGAGCTCGACCCGCTCGATCCTGGGCTCATCGAAGCCCCCAGCGAACCAACCACCACACCGGACAAGCCTGACGACGCGATGAGGGACCCGGATCTGTACGGAGGCGAGGTACCGCGGCGACGCGGGACACCACCGCCACCAGACAAGGACCGTGATCCATGGCCGTCACCGACCAGTGGTGGAAAGCCCCCAAGGGCGAAGCGCACAAGCTAACGATTCAGGCGGTGCAGGCCGCGGAGGACGCGCTCGGTAGCACGTTTACGCGCCTGTTTCTGCTCGAGTGCCTGTACGACCCGAACAACCCCGAGGCCGCGTCCCCCAAGAACGGGAACGAGGGCGTCACGGAGAACGCGATCGCGAGCAACGTCGACACGGTGACCGCCGTGGTCGCGACCAGCGACATCCGCGCGCGCTTCATGACGGACGGCGCGGACTGGAAGCAGCAGCGCACCGCGCGCCGGCTCGAGTGGTACGGCGAGGAACAGAAGGAGCGCTTCGACGTGCTCGGCAAGTGCCGCAGCGCGTTCAAAGAGGGCGTGAAGAAGGGCAACGGCCTGGTGAAGGTCTACGAGGTCCTCGGAAAGCCCCGCGTCGAGCGCGTGCTGCTCGAGAACATCGTCGTCCCCCTCGAGGAGACGTACAACGGTCGCGATCCGCGCCAGCTGCACCAGTGGGACTACGTCGATGCGGACGAGCTCGCCGCGCGGTTCCCGAAGTTCGAGGAGGAGATCGAGCGCGCACGCAAGACCGGTTCGCATCGCCGGATGTCGGCCGGCATGCACGGCGAGTTTCTCCGCAACGACGTCGAGTGTCTGTGGAGCTATCGCCTGCCCGTCGGCTGCAAGGGCGAGAAGAGCAAGGACGAGAAGAAGGGCAAGGCCAAGAGCGAGAATGGCTACCGGCCCGGCCGCATCGTCCTGTGCGTGCAGGATGCGACGCTGCTCGACATCCCGTGGGACGACGACGGCGACGGGTTCCCGTTCGGCATGATGGTCTGGTCGGAGCGGCTGAACAGCTTCTATGGCATCAGCGGCGCCGAGCGCATCATGGGCCTGCAGCGCGCGCTGAACAAACGGAACAAGCAGATCGAGGCCGCGCTCGACCGCATCGCGATGCCGACGACGTATTTGCGTCCGGACGATGCGAAACCGCTCGCCAAAGGCGACCCGGTCCGCGCGAAGTCCGTGTACCGCGGCGATGCTCCGGTCACGGTGACGCCGCAAGCGGTCCCGGCCGAGACGTACAAGTCACGCGAGGACCTGCGCCAGGCGTGTCAGGAGGAGTTCGGGCAGACGTCGCTCGTGACGCACGGCGCAAAGCCGGCGGGCATCGACTCGGGCGTCGCGATGCGCGAGTACAAGGACCAGACGACGCAGCGGTTCGCGCAGCAGGAGCTCGCGTACGAGCAGCTCGTTCTCGATACGATCTGGCTGTTGCTCAAGGTCTGCAAGGCGCTCGGTGCGAAGGCGCCGAAGATGATCCGGCGCACGCGGTTCGGTCGCGAGACCATCACGTGGAAGGACGTCGACCTCGGGGATGCGCGCGTGCAGATGAAGGCCGCGTCGAACCTGAACAAGACGCCGGCGGGACGCACGCAGCTCGTGATCGAGTTTGCGCAGGCCGGCATCATCTCGACGGACCAGGCGCGGCGGCTGATCCAGCATCCCGACCTCGAGCGCGAGCTCTCGCTGTACACGGCGGCGCTCGAGTCGCAGGAAGCGAAGGTGCGCGACGTGTCGCTGACGCCGGCGGCCCGCACGCTGCTCGAGATGCGCACGAACGAGGAATCGTTCTTTCATTTCGCGCTGCGAATGTCCCAGATACACAAGTCCTACCTGCTCGATCTGTACTCGCCGAACGAATCGCGGCAGGACGAGTTCGCCGCGGAGGCC